GATGTTGCTAACTTCTTCATCCCTTACAGTTTGACTTGCCTTAATAATTCCTCCATCAGTCTTTTCATCAACTTCTGGCATAGCTATTAATATACGATACCCAGCAGGTTTAGGTAGTTGGCTTTTGGTTTTTTTATCAACCTTTGGCTCTTTTACTGCTTCTTTTTCTATTTTTATATCACTCATATTTTGCACAACTTTAAGGTGTTGAGTTTCCTATTCTTGTGTATGTTGTTCTATCCAGTCCAACATTTCACGTTCTGCGAGGGCTAATCCCTCTATAATTCCACACAGTCTTTTATACTCAGGGTAATCTTTTACATTACCAGTAGCGACATGATCTGCGTGTTCATTCATCACATCTCTGATTCTAACTTTCAACCACTCAGAAAGTGATTGCTCTTTAATATCAGATAACATACTATTTGCTATCTTGGATTATATCTTTAGCAATGTCAAGCCCAGTTTTAAAATCTTCTACTGCTTGCTTCTTGCTAGCTTTATCATTTTCTAGCAAATCGCTAGCAATTTTAGCTCCGATTTTAGTTCCTTCTATCTGTGTTTCTGCTTCAACTTTTTGTTGTTCTACTGCAAGTTTAGCTGCATCAAGTTGTTGTTGAGCTTGTTGTTTTTGTTGAGCTAATGAGAATCTTGCTTGATCACCCATAGCTTTTCTTTGAACTTCAGCTTCTTTAGTTGCTATTTCTCTTTCTTTCATTTGAATCAATGGGTCTTCTTGTTGAGCTGCAATTCTTTGTTGTTCAGCTTCTTGCATAGCATTTTGTGTAACTCTTGATGCTGCTTCTGCTACAAGATCAGAAATACGTTTTTCAACATCTGCAGGTATTGGCTCACCGATTGGTGGTAAAGCAATACCCATTTCTTCTTCAACTTGTTTTCTAAATTTCATAGTTAAATGATCATTAACATATGATGATGCTGCAGCAAGTATGCTTGGAGCATTTGGTGTTTTTTCTAAAATAGCTTGTACTTCAGGATTATCCTGAGCTGCAGCTACTGTTCCAATATGTGCATCATGATCTTGGAACTCATAAGCTTTAACTGGTTTATTGTTAATTAAGTTTTGAACTGCTGTTACAGGATCGACTGCAGGCACATCTCCTTCTTCAGGAATAACTTCACTTACATCTTGTATGCCTAATACTTCTAACATTTGTCTATGCAACTCTTTCATGTCATACATTTCAGGAGCTGTTTGAGCCAATTGCATTGCAGCTTGATACTGCATTATTCTTTGTGCCATTGTTGCAGCATTAGGATCAGATACTGGTAAGACATCTATTCTCTTATCAAAGTCTGAACTTTTAATTTCTTCTTCTTCACCAGTTTCATATGGATAACTTGGTTCTCCAAAGTCAGCAATTATATTAACTAATATATCAAACTCTCTTTTCATAGAAGCATGAAGCCTTGCTTGTACTGCACTCATTACTTTCATGTTTCTTTCTAGTAAAGCTAAAGTTGTACCAACTGGTGCTTGAGAGTTCATATCGCTAACTTTCATATCAGAAATGCTAGCAAACCTTCTGCCCTCTTCTACTATATTCTGCAGCAATTGGTATAAAGTCGGTGAAGGTTCTTTGTATGGAAGAAAAGTTATGTTATCTCTAATGGCACCACCTGGCACATCTACATCTCTAAATTCTCCAGGCATGATCGGGGTATCATCGCCTTTAATACGGAGTCCTCTAGCTTTGAGTCCACCAGGGAGATTAGATAATGTTCCTGCATCTACTAATTGTCTTAATAAACTTGTAGCTGATTTAGCTAATCCACCTATCATGTGAATTAAACCAAAGCCATAAAATCCTAATCCTGGTAAGTATTGGTAGTGAACAAAGTGTGATCTTCTTGATTTATTTTTATCATCCTCATAATAGTTCCTACGAATACTCAGGATCGTGCCACTAGGATAATCAAGCGTTACTACATAGGGCAGTTGAATACCCGTAGGTTCTCCATCTTTCATATCCTCGAAGCCAGGCAAATCTAAGTTTACCTGCATTTCAAGAAGTATATGTCTTTGATCATACTGGTCTGTTTCATTCTCACCAGTGAGTTCATTGTATTTTTCTGCTATATCAGAATATGAATTAGCTGCATCAGGTAAATCTATATCTCTATAGAATCCACTGACTTGCATCTTGCGTATATCATTATAAGACTTACGCATTACATGAGTAGCACGTTCACAAGTTTCTAAATCACTTGCACCATAATTAACTACTACATCTTCTGACGGAACAAATATTCCACTAGGTCTACCTAAACTAGGATCATAGTAAACTTTTCTAAATGCAGAACCTGCTAGTGGTAAAGAAAATAAAAGCTTTTCTGTTTCTGTTCTATATTCAGACATCTCATGAGTTAATAAATAATTCATGTAGTCTTGTACTCGTTCTGCTTGTTTTGATTTATCGTCAGTTATTTTACCAACGATTTTTGTTTTAACTGGTCCTGAAGCAGGGAATATCTCAGCAATAGCTTGAGACTGGAATCTAATAACTGCTTCACTGAGCATTGGGTGAAATACACCACAAGCTCCATTCCAAGGTTGTGTTCTTTCTTCTATCTTTAAACCTAGTTGATCTAACCCTTTAGTATAAGTTTCTTCCCATTCTTTACGAGAATCTTTGTCCATACTATAGGCAGCAACTAACTCAGACCCTATTCTTTCAAGATCATTCTCATCTATGTAATCAACTAGATTACTATTAAAGTCTGCTTCTGGTCTTTCTTCCTGTGGATCAAAATCAATAATCATACCTCCATCTTCAGTTTCTATTGAAACTGATTCTGGATTTTCTACTGATATACTTAGACCCTCACCTTGAGGCTCTTGTTCTATTAATCCTTCTACTGGCGTAGCAGGTTGTTTTTCTATTGCCAATTAAATCTCCTAGTAATAGTTAGCAGTTCTTGTAAAGTCTATATCCTCATCTTCTTCATCAGAATGTAAAGGAACAAAACCACCTTGTCTAAATCTTAACAAAGCTTGCGTACTGCTATCAACTAAATCATCGTGTTCTGCATTTGGAAATGCAGCAAATTGTTCTATGACTTCTTCTGCCCATCTTGTTTGAGGTGCCCAAACTATTCCTGAAGAAAACAAATCAGCAACAGCATTAACCCTAGCAATCTTATCGTTACCTCTGCTAGGAGTGTATTCTTGTACAGGGATACCCATTTGCCTTAGCTCAAAGATAAGCGGCATACCAGCAGCCTTAGCTTCGATTATAAAGGCATCTGGCTTATAAGACTGGTAACATTCCATAGCTCGCTGTTTAAGTTCAGGGAACTCAAGCCTAGCTTGATGTGCATCCAATAAAATAAGTTGAGGTGCTAATTGTCCACTTTCTTCACTTTCTCTGTAAAAGACACCCCAGGTGGTACACGCAGAGTAGTCAGCTCTTTGGTTTTTTAAAAAAGCAGTATCCCATGATTGAATGACAAATTCACATTGAGGGGGTTCTCTGTATTCCCATTCTTTCCACCACTCTCTTTTAACTATGGCTCCCTCTTCAGCAGTAGGGTCTTGCTGATATTGAGCCATCCATTTAGATGTAGGAAGTTCTGCTTTCAAAGCTTCGAGTTCTTCTAACTTCCAGAACTCAGACCATAGAGGATTACCAGAGGGTAAAATAGCTGGTAGCTCTATAACTTCCCATTGATCTGCTCCACCACGTTTAACGCTAGCATCGACTAATTGACCAGTAAGGTCTTTCTGATGCCACCTTGTCATAACGACAACAATGGAGCCTTTAGGTTGTAAACGCTGACGTGGACCTGATGTGTACCATTCATATGTCTTGTTAAATACGTTTACATCTGCACTCGCACCTTCTTGTTCTGAGTGCGGGTCATCAATAATAAGTAGATCAGCACCTTTACCAGTAACGGCACCACCTACACCTATCGCAAAATATTCTCCGCCTTTGTTGGTATTCCAGCGACCAGCAGCTTTAGAGTCTGCTTGCAAACTGACATCAGGGAATATTCTTTTATAATCTTGACTGTTGACGAGGTTTCTAACCTTCCTACCAAAACCCACCGCTAGTTCTGCTGTATGGGCAGTCTGAATAATCTTCTTATCTGGATATCTTCCTAGAAACCAAGCAGGGAGTATGTACGAAGCAAACTCTGACTTAGTATGACGAGGAGGCATATTGATAATTAAGCGTTTCAATTCACCATTGGCAACTCTTTCAAAAGCTTCAGCCATAATCTCATGATGTTTACCATGGATAAAGGCAGCCCACATTGAGTTAACAAAGGAAAGAAACTTGTCTTCACAGGATTCTCTTAACTTAGCTGCATCCAATTCTTCTAGCAGCGACAGTAATTCCCGTTTATCTTCTACACTTAAGTTGTGTATATTGTTTAGTAATGGATTACTCATATATTTAGTATATACCAAACACTATGAACCAAATAAAAAAAACTTACTCAGTACCTATAGTAGGTACCTACCAGCAGTAGGTTCATACTTTCGGTGGTATATAGGTATATCTATCTACAGATTTTACAATATTGAACTGCTTCACAACAAAAGTCAACAAAATACATAAAAAAAATTTAGGCGATCTAGGGTCCCTTGCACCAATTCCTGGGCTTAGGGGGTGGGGTATACACAAACACCTGCTAGCAAAACGCAATACAATGGTCAAATTAGGTATATGAATGTGTAAATCACTATGTATGTATGACAGTCATAGGCGTGTGGGTATAGGGGGGGTAGGGGTATGCAAAAAGGTGGGTCAAAAATAGGGTGGTTTTGCTTTCTACTATTTGTTGCTTCTCAATAGCTGTTCGATCTTCTCTTCAATGTCTGCTTCTATCTCACCACTGCTTCTGCTCTCTTTGGTTTCTATGACATCACTGAACAAGCTGACAGACTTTCCTAGCAACTCTAAGGCTCTTACCCTAGATGCATCACTATCTGCTTGCTTACTCTCTTCATATAACCTCTCTATGACATAGTTTCTCGTTCTGAGGGAGGAAGCTACTACTGACTGCTCTTTCTTCTCAATAGCCTTTTGTATGCTTAGTGCTATCTTAGGGTTCGCTACAAGCTTGCTCGCTTCGACTTCTACCCATTTGGGTATCTTGCCAGTCTTCGTTAACTGAACGTCATATACCTTTGCATATGCTTCTTTGTAGCTACCTAACTTTCCTTTCACTATCTCATTAACAAATGCTCTCTGCTTCATGGTCAGATCAGTTTCTTTTTTCACAACTTCAAGCTTGGGTTTTTGGTCATCTCTCATGGAAGAAATATTAACAAGTAAATGATCATTTCGTAATGCTCACATACTGCTATCTAATTAAGTGTGCAATTTGATGATAGATAGCTTATACTTATCTCATGTTAACGAATAAGGAGTTTTATCGAACAGGACAACATTAAACACATGGGAGAGTGTACTGGCTCTCTCTTACTCATAATCCAGTACCGCACTGCTTTGACTAGTGAAAATCCAACACTACGAGTACGTCAGCGAAATACGAAAGTGGTCTGCTAAGGATATGTGTGTATCCTCTGATGATTGCGAAAGCATGAAAGCAGTTTTATTAATCAATCATATAAATACTATGGAGGTAATAATTATGATTAAACCAAGTAAAGCAAAACAGATAATGAAGTCTGTTTTAGATGGGAACAACGTTCCCTTTTTGTTAGGCGGAACTGGTGTTGGTAAGTCAGCAGTAGTGAAGCAATTAGCGGATGATCTTGCTAGCGATAGAAAGGTTGTCATTGATGAGATTAATCCTAAGAAAGATGAGTTTGGATTCATTGATTTTAGGTTGTCTCTTTATGAGAGTGTCGATCTAGGCGGTCTGCCTTACATCGATGAAAGCAATGCACAGAAGAGAGCCTTTTTAGGTAATCTTCCAACAGGTGGCGAGGGTGTTCTCTTCTTTGATGAATATGCCCAAGCCCATCCCAGTGTCCAAGCTGTCGTGGGTCAATTGATCTATGAAAGAAGACTGGGCGAGTATGTCTTGCCTACTGGGTGGAAATTGATCTGTGCGGGTAATAGAGCCAGTGACAGGGCGGGCAGTAATAAGCTTCCCTCTCACGTTATTGGTAGATGTTCCATCATCAACTTCGAGCATGACTTTGATGACTGGTCTAAGTGGGCAACTGAGAATGAGGTGCATCCATATGTGATGGGTTTCCTCAGTTTTCAGCCTAACTCATTGAACATCTTCGATGCGAAGATCAGCGAGCCACAGGCTAGTCCAAGATCATGGACAAGACTGAGTGATACTTTGAAGACTAATCCTAGCAAGGATTTATATCAGACTATCGCTACTTGTGATGTGGGCGAACTGCAAGCCATAGAGTTTGTGAATTTCATATCTCTCATGGAAGACGTTCCTAACCTTACAGATATTCTGAAAGGCAAGGATGTAGATATCGTTGACGATGCAGGCATTTGTTATGCGACTTGTATTGCTCTGCTAGATAGAGTGGTCAATGCTAAAGACAAAGAGGTTCATGACTTCTTTGAAAATGCATTAGCCTACGTTAGAAAATTCCCAACAGTGGAGTTTGCTATCTTCTTTGTAAGACAAGCGGTAGCTAGAAGAGAGGAGTTAAAAGACTCTTCAGTGTATGGAAGTTTCAAGGTAGAACACAGCAATGTGGAATACTAAGAAATATTTTATTAACCAGTTAATTTTCTTTTCGACAGGAGGAACTTATGACAAAGGAAACTAAAAACACACTAAGCGAAAATGCAGTGCTAGTGAGATTCACTACAAAGTTTTGGAGTGGTATCAAGTCTGATAAAAATCTTAGAGGACAGCTAGCTACTGATGTCAAAGCAGATGAAGAACTGCTTAATGTTCAGAAGCATTTGTTAGGCAACAGCCATAGCAAATACTTCAGAAGAATCATCAACAAGGTAAGGAATGATTATTACTATCCAATGACTTTGCCTTGGGATGACAACTCAACTGATGTAGATGACAAGGTTGTGAGTGGGTGGAGGTTATGCCCTAACTCACAACTGGATAACCTACAGCAAGCAATGGATGAAGCTAGAAGAAGTTTCTTTACTGAGGTGGATGGATTCTGCAAAGACTATCCAAGGAAGAAAGAAGAAGCTAAGACTTTGCTTGGCTCTGCTTACAACGAATATGATTATCCTTTCGTTGATGAGATCAGAGAGAAGTTTAGGTTTGAGTTTGAAACCAATGTGATACCTACGTTCTCAAATGATATTCGTTTGAATGTATCAGAGAAGCTGAGATCAAAGATAGAGCATGATGTTGAGAATAGAATCAAGAAGAATGTTGCTTCCTCTTCTAGGGTTATCGTTGATGCCTTGGTTGAGCAAGTGACACACCTTGCTGATAAGCTTGAGAAATACAATCCCAAGGACAAGCAGAAAGGTGGGTTCTTCAAGGACAGTAGCATTGAGAAACTAAGACAGGCTATCGATGTCTTACCATCATTCAATGATGATGTGTTTGGTAGCGATGCTGATATTAGCAAGGCACACCAAAACCTTGTCAGTGTTATGGCTAAGATCAACTCAGTGGATACTCTAAGGGATGAGACTGATATGGGTCAGAGCAAAAGAGATCAAGTATCAAGTGATCTTAAAAAAGCTATCGACCCATTAAAGGATGGATTCTTAGGTAAACTAGGAGGTAAGCATGACTGATAAGATAACAAGATGTAGAGCAAGGCTCATGAGAAGCGATGTAGGTATTGCATCTATATTGCTTCCTCTTGAACTTATTGAGAGTGATCAGCATGACACTATGGCAACTGATGGTAAGAGCATCTACTACAATCCTAAGTTTGTTGATGAGCATACAGACGAAGAGATTGAGGGTGTTCTTATTCATGAGGGTTGTCATGTGATATGGGAGCATCCGCTTCGTAAGAAGAATAGGAATCATGCTCTTTGGAATGTTGCTTGCGACTATGTGATCAATGCATACCTTACTTATGATCTTGGTATGGATTTACCAACAGGCGGATTACTGGATAAGAAATATCACAGGATGTCTGCTGAACAGGTTTACCACATACTGGATAATGATGAGGAAGCTTTGCAAGAAGCTAAAGATCAGATGGCAGAAGCCAATGACTCTGATGATGATCAACAGCAAGATCAAGGTCAGAGTGGTGGTGGTTCTGATGAGCAAGAAGATGAAAGCCAGCAACAACAATCGACTGGTAAATATTCTTCTGATGAGGATCAGAAATCACCTTCGTCAAAGTACGATGATCTTGCACCATCGATTGGCGAAGTGATTGAGCCTACTGATGATGAGGGTAAGCCATTGAGTGCTGATGCTCTTGATCAACTCAGCAATGCTATCCGCAAGCAAGTAGTCTTGGGCGATAAGCTGTCTTCTTTAGATGGCAACAAGTCTGCTACTGAGGGTAGGGTTGGCGAAATGAGAAGTGCCAGTGTTGATTGGAAGAATCATCTTCGTGATTGTTTAGAGAGTGTAGTAGCCAAGGATTACTCTTGGTCAAGACTTAATAAACGTCATGCATGGAGAGGAGTCAATCTGCCTAGCAAAGTTAGGTCTGCTGATGGTGGCGAGATTGCAATAGCTATCGACACCAGTGGGTCTGTATCTCAAGCTGAGTTAGATTACATGGCAAGCGAGACTCAACAGATGATGCTTGACTGTGGCATAGACAAGGTCAGAGTTTGCTACTGTGATCATGTGGTTCGCAAGAACTCAGATGATGAATGGTGGGATAAGTTTGATCTGACTATGGGCGATGAGATTCAGTTTAAGTTTCGTGGCGGTGGTGGAACTAGGTTTGACCCAGTGTTCAATCTGCTTAACGAATACACTGATGATGCTGAAGATATCAGAGCCTTGATCTATTTCACTGATGGTTGGGGTTATGCTGATGCTGACAGTGAGCCTAACATCCCAGTGTTTTGGGGTCTGACTGACTCTTGGTTAGCCAAGGATGAAGACAGATGCAGAGAGTATATGCCTTTTGGCGAATACATTGGGGTCGATTGCAGTGATGCTTACTGAGGTTCGTTCTAAGGGTAGGGTATATTTAGGTATGCCTTACCCTTACCTACCTTTAGAAAATTCGTTAGAAGCGATTCTGTGAGGTCGTTTTTCAAAATTCTGTCTAGGAAATGGGTGTTTCCTACTGATGAGTGGCAAAAGTCATGAAACAGAATTAATTAATCTAAATTCGTATGGAGGTAATACAAATGAATATGAATGAAGAATTAATGTTTGAAGCCAGTCAAGATTTGATGGCTATCTTGAATAAGATATACACAAAGATTGATAGGTCTAAAACTGAAGAACTGTCTGAGGTTAACTTTGAATTGGTTAAATCTTTTAATCAATTGGTGGATGTTAACCAAAGATTTTTGAATATCCTTTATCCAAATAGGAAAAAGGTTAAACCAAGAAAGCTTAGTCTGAAGTATAAGTCTTCTAATGTAGAGGAGGTGCATGATGAGTGATATTGGTAATAAAGAATATGTCTATGAAATTGAAGAGTATTCTCAAGATGTTAGACGTTATCAGATTACATCAAATGTAAAACTAACTGATGCAGAAGTTAGAAATGTCTATCAAGAATCAGATGCTAATAAAGTGACTAAATCTAATTTGGCACTTTATGTTGATTGGTCTGATGAAAGATTTACAGATGATGAAATCCTAAACAAGATTAAAATCGTTGGCATCTATGATGGCACAGAATATGGAGACGATTGCCAAGTAGATGTCACAGGAGATTTTGAGGAGGTGTCTGATGAGTGACATTGGTAATAGATGTGTTCACTGTGGAGAAGATACTTCTTTTGGCAGTGGCAAGTTTGTCAACAGGATTCCAGCAGATGCGGATTACGAAGCCTTGGATAACCAAGGCAACGTGATCTTTGCTGATGGGGAATATCGTGATGGCTATGCTTGTTCAGAGTGTATGGCTATGCCATGTGACAGGTGTGATGAATCCATCCCAATGGATGAGGACATCTGCCCATATGATGTGTATGCCGAAGACGATAAGAGATCAACAGAAGAATTTTCTGATGGTCATTGGCGAGTGCATTACAAATGTCTAACCAAAGATGAAAGGAGGGAATACGATGGCAAGTCAATCTAAATTTCAAATCTTTGCTGATAGGCATTGTGATACTACTGCTTGGATAGATGTCACTGATACATATGCTGATAATGAAATGCATATCAGAATAGAGTGTGCGGAACATACTAGCTATGTTCCAACTCTCTATGTGTATGACAGTGCAAAGGATGAGGATGGATACTATATCAATGAAGAACCTATTCATACTTATAGATTTCCAAAGTCATTTGGCGAGAGTGAAGAATAATATTTGACCAGTAAATATTTATTCTAGCTCAGGCAGAAGCTCAAAAAGGCGATCACTTCTCAGGAGGTGGTTGCCTTTTTTTTTGTCCACAGTTTCTCCACAAGAATCCTGACTGGTAAATATTATATTTCTTTTCCCGACCACAACATCTTGTGTGTGTGACATTCCCCCCCCACTATATCTTGTGTTTTGCTATTGCAATTTGCTATCAAGTCATTGTAGAATGAAAGTCAATGAGGGTTCATCGAACCCAAATTACCTCCAACCGAATTGTTATACGATTGGTATTGGGAGAGGGTAAAACCTCTCCCTTTTTTTTTGATTGTCGTGGAGGCGTAAAAAACAATAGACTGGTAAATATTTTTATAGCAGGACGTTCTGCGTTCCTATTCCAACATTACCTGAAGTATCAATTCACATTTCACTTTGCAAGCATAATGCATTATAATCATAGCTTATGTTTGCTGTTATTAGACACACCTTTGATATGAATACTGAGAACAAGTATCAGTCCTATGGCGAGTGGAAGCACAGGGTATGGCTCTTTCCATCAGAAGAAGATGCTATGACCTTTGCCATTACATTGCTTGATAATCCTGTGATTCTAGCTAACGAACATTCATTGGCTCATGCTATCGAAACATTACAGACTGGTAAGTTTTGGCAGTTTGGCAGAGAGAGTGTGGCAGTAGGCAAGGTAGAAGATAATATAGAAATCATTTCAGAGGAGGATACAGAAGATGAAAAGTCTATTCATTAGATGTTCTAAAGAAACCTATGATCTTGCTCATGCACTAGCGAAAAAAGAAAGTCGTTCACTTAATAAACAAATTATCCACATGATTCACAAGGAAGCTGATGATCGTGGTGTTGTATTAAAGAAAAATGATGAACCTAAACTGGGTTTGCAATCGCTTGCTGAAACAAAGATACAGGAGAATCCATCGACACATACCAATAGTTAAGAAGCACATCGCTACATTCTTTAACTAATTCAAGTTGTAAATCGTTGATAGTCTTAGGAGAATCTACCATGATTTTCCAAAAGACTTTCTCCCCATGCAAACCAACCTCTCTTTTTAAAACCTTTTGAACTTTGATAAGTATCACACAGCGTGGAAGTGGATGGGAATATTGATCGGTAAATATTTGATCTAGTCTGCCTGCTGAACTTGATACGAAAGTGCCACTTGCATGAATCATACCAAGATACTTATCGCAAGCATTGTGTTGTTGTATTGTGAGTTGATCTTTTAGAAACAAAGAATCAATGGTGTGTTGGTCATAGACAATGGCTCTACCATACTTTGACTTTTCAATTCTTGTAATCCCTACCTTGTTTCGTTTGTGCAGATAGGGATTACCAATATCGTTTACTGTTATGTTCTTAGAACTCCCAGTCGAAGTTGTCTTCAATTTGTTCTCTCTCCTTGTATCTTCCATTTACAGGATTGAACTCCATATTAACACTTCCTAGACTTCCTTGCCATCCCCATCTAGCTTTCCAGTTATGTATCTCTACACCTTCATTTGATCTGTATACAGTCAAACCAGTATCAGCTTTGGAAAACCATGCCATTGATTTAGCAATGTCTACTCCTGTGCAGACATTCTTTTTACCATCTCTGACCTGTGGCTTTGTTGGGTGGGCAACAAAGAATACTAATACTCCATGTTGTTTTGCAAACAGTTGAACCTTAGTCAACATATCTGAAACCATATCCGTTTCCAGTCCAGTGTGTCTGTCGTTATGGATAAAGTTGTATGGGTCTATTACTAAAATCCTAACACCATATCTCATGACAGCACTTGCACCTTTCTCAAGTATGGCTTCAATCGTAGGCATATCTCCATCCATATAGTCTTGGAATAAGATGTGGTCTTTAATCCATGTCTCTGCAAAGTCTTTCTCCTCTTGTGTCATTCTTGGATTGAGTCCTTGAAAGAATGGTTTACCTGTTAGCACCTGTGATAGCTGAACTGCATGGAGTTGCGGTGGCTTTTCAAAAGAACAGAAACAAGTCTTCCAACCACTTTGTCGTGCAACATTAACAATTAACTGGTCAATAAACGCAGACTTACCATCGCCTGGATACCCTGTGACTACAAATAAATTTCCTGTCGCCAGCGTAAACAGTTTGTCCACACTTGGATAGCCAGTTGATACACCACTTGGCATACCTTTTTCGTAAAGGTTTTGGAAATCATCTGCATAGTGATCAATGCTATTTAATCCATGTAATGGTATGGGTTCTGAGTTTAGCACTTGGTTTCTTACAGCTTCTGCACCTTTGTCAACCAATAATTCATTGGCATCTTTGCATCCTTGATAGTCCACACGATAGCATCTAGCTTTATTAAGTCTTCTTGACAATTCATCTGCCAAGACATCGCCTGATGTGTCTTTGTCTGTGGCTAGTATTATTCTGTTCTTGTTCTCAAACTTCTGTCTGTCTTCCCAAACATACTTAAACCTGCCATCCTCTGATGGGTCAATCTTATTGTCAGTAATCTTTGCAGGTGCACCATTAGGAACTGAGTAAACTTCTATGTTGGCATAGTCTTTGAAAGCGGTCTTGATTGCAAGGGCATCCATCTCTCCCTCTGTAATCACGATGGTATCTGCTACATCTTCTAACTTATCATTGCGAGTATTGTTACCCCACAATCTTTGTGCATTGCCATCCCACCAAAACTTCTTCTCACCATTAGCTGATCTATACTTAACTGCTTCAAGCTTACCGCCTTGGGTGAAGGAAAAACCTATGACTGGTTTATATTTATTCTCAGCCAGAGTGCAACCAAAGTCCACTGCCGTGTCAGGACAGATACCTCTTTCTTCCAACCACTTAGCTGAAGCACCATTAATATCATTCTTAGGTAAGGCTTTTAGTTTTACTGGTTTGGGTTTCTCTTTCACAACATTTAATTTTACACCATTTGTCTTAGGAACGATGCCATTCTCTCCACAGTGATGGCAGTGATAAACAACCTTTTCTGTCTCAACATTTACAGATAAAGGTTTATCTCTTCTGTGTTTTGTTCTTTGATCTTGACACAAAGGACAAGCTATTTTGTGCTGACCCACAGATAAATTATCTGTAGAATTTTTGATACTGGTATTGACTTCCATATTTACCTCCATTAAATTGTTATACTTCTATACTATATACCTACTAATTTATAAACTTACTAAGTATCTATTACTTACTATCTACTTACTAAGCAAAGACTTATCTATCTCTCTAGCAATATCATTTGATATTTTCTTTCTTGAAATTACTGGATAATCTATTAGTGCCAAAACACTCTTGACTATTCCTTTAGAATTAATTCCTAGTCTGCTACAAAGATTAGCAAAGTCTTCTGATTTGAAATACAATATAGCTTGGTTAGATTTTTCTACATCTTTACTAGCAACATCTCTGACTGCTTGCTTCAGAACTAAAGTGTCTAACTTATCTATATCGCTTATCATTTTTTCAATCTTATAACATAAGCTTGACATTATCAACACATCATATAAACTTAATAATGACATCATATATAAAGGAGGTTTATTAGATGGAGTTTGAAATAGAAAGCGGTATACCACTACCAAAGTCTGTTGGAAGAAAACCTAAGTATAGTCTTGAACTAGATAAGCTTGCTGTCGAAGACAGAATCAAGATACCTATGTCTAAATTGGCAATCAAAACAGAACACAAGATCATAAGAAATTATGTCTTGCGATATGTTCATAAGAATCCAAGCAAAAGGTTTACTGTAAGACAGCTAGAAGATGGCGTGGGGGTTTGGAGAATTAAGTAATGTCTACTTGCTTTGTTTGTGATGCACCTTTACCAAAACATCACTCAAAATTTTGTAGCAAGGATTGTCAAAAAGAAGCAATGCTTTCGGAGGTTAAACTATCTGATGCAGGCATGGTATCCAAACAAGATGTGGAAGGAAATTTAGAACATGATTCTTCACAACAAGAGTGTCATGTTGAAATGGAAATTTTAGAGATGGCAGAACAACAGAATTTAAATCATTTACTTAAAAGATACATTGGAATAACAGACCCACATTGTAAGCATGACCCAAGATGGAATAAAAAGTGGTGGGATTATTGGGGTAATCCTGCACCATTAAACTTTGAGGATTAAGATGAAGTATACAAATAAACATAATGTTCCTGTTGAAATAATCAGAGCCATAACAAACGATCAGTATTCTAAAGGCGAAGCACATATATCAGTCACTGGTTTATTGCAACCGCCTAGAATCAGATTACTTAATAAAGAGTATGACGATAAGATCACAGTAGATTACTCAGATGAGACATGGAAGATATTAGGACAAGGCATCCATGCAATATTAGAACGAGCCAATGAGAACTACGAAGACACAATTACAGAACAAAGAATGTTTGCAGAGGTCAATGGGTGGGTTATCAGTGGACAGACTGATAGCTTGGCATTAGATGAAAACATATTAAAAGATTATAAGGTCACTTCAGTGTGGACAATTATCAATGCATTGAAAGGTGGCAAGTCAGATTGGGAACAGCAACTTAATTGCTATGCATGGCTACATCAGAAAACAACTGGAGAAACTATTGACCAGTTAAATATTATTGCAGTAGCCCGTGACTGGAACAAACGTGAATTGCAAAGAAGGGGTGGCGACTATCCTGTTAGTGCAATTACTACTATCAAGATTCCTGTATGGAGTTTTGAAGATCAAGACAAATTCATTAATGAAAGAGTTTCTTTACACCAAGAGTCTGAGTTATCTCACGATGTTGGTGGCAACTTACCCTTGTGTTCTGATGAGGATAGGTGGAAGAAAGGTGATACTTTTCGTGTCGTTAAGAAAGGAAGGAAGACTGCATTGCGTGTCTTTAATTCTATAAAAGATGCTGAAGAGTATTTAGATGGCAACGAAGATAGTAATGTGTCGATTGAACATTCTCTTGGAGAGTGTATGAGATGCACAGGGAATTACTGCAATGTTGCTGAATTTTGTGATCAGTATCAAAAGGAGGGTAAATGAGATGGCTGATTTAAACTATGGTTATGGATACAACGAAAGCAATTCTATTGCAATTATATGGTGTATCGATGACGTGCAGAAAGTTATTGAGGACTATGATTTAGACATAGAACTTAGTGATGATGAGTGTATGGATGTGTTGGGATATTGTGATAGAAAACACGATGCTAACTTTGGTATTTCGTGGGAAACAATTTACTGGACACTAACAAATCTATACGAAGATAAACTTAATAAAGCAAATAAGGGGGTAGCTAATGGCTAACGAAGTTGCATTTAACGAAATATGGGCAAACCTATCTAAGATAGATTGCACAGATAAGATTGAGAAGAAGATGAACCTATCTTACCTCTCATGGGCATGGGCATGGGGTGTTGTCATGGACAATTATCCTCAAGCTGAGTATAGATTTTATGAGCAAGCTGAAACTGGTGTGCCTTACATTCAGTTTCCTGATGGCACTGCTGAGGTTAGATGCAGAGTGCAAATCGGTAATTGTGTTCGTGAAATGTGGTTACCAGTTATGGATTATAAGAACAATGCCATAGCTAATCCAAACTCAAGGCAAGTAAGTGACACCAAGATGAGATGTCTTGTTAAGTGCTTGGCTATGTTTGGTCTTGGTCACTACATCTATGCAGGAGAAGACTTACCTAGAGATGACATGAGTATCTATGAAGAACCTGTTGAATCAAAGGATAAGGAAGAACCTGTAAAGAAAGGCAAAGTATCTAAAGGCGATGTTCCTAATTGGAAAGAAGATAGCACAGATGAAGGTGCTAAATTTTTCGCTGAAGGCTTTATGAAAATCGTCAAGGTCAATAAGACTAGAGATGAGGTCATGGGATACTGGAAAGCTAATAAGGATGACTTGACACACCTTAAGGATAATCATGCTGAGGTGTATGAACAGTTATCAGAAGACGTAAAACAATTTGTAAATTCTATAGAAGGAGGAAATGATGGAAAATAGAGTGCAAAGTGATGGTGCTATATACACCAATGATTACAAACAGGGAGATAAACAACCTGATTGGACTGGCAAGATTGAGTTAAGCAAAGACTTACTCAAACAGTTAGTTGAAAAAGTGAAGAGTGGGGAAGTAGCTGAGGTTAGAGTTGCTTTGTGGGATAGGACATCCAAAGCTGGAAAGAACTATAAGTATGCGAGGATGGACTTAGCACAACCACAACAGCAAAAAGTAGAACCAAAGGTGGAGGAGCATGATGACTTTGAAGATCAAATCCCATTCTAAACCTGTGTATGGCAAGGAACTGATTCAAGACATAGAAGAAAATATTGACGAGGTAACTTTCTTTGAGTTTATGAAATCCTACCAAGAACTTATTGATCAGTTGAAAGCTGTCGATGATGGCTTTCAAACTACTGAGCATAATCTCTTAATGGACTACTTGTTCTTTGCGATTGGCAGACAACGTGACGAAGATATGCAAAGCAGATTGGGGGTGTGAAATGATGTCACATCCCAAATTTGTTTACGATCATTCAGTAAGTTACGAAGATAACTATGCTGTTTGGAAAGATATGAATGATACTGAAAGACGTAAGGAAGAAGAAGATATTTTATCTCCTACTGAAAGCAGATTAGTATTTGATAAACAGTATAGTGAGTATGCAGTGCCTGATAAGTATCAAGGTATAACCAGTGGCAATGCAGATTACTTTGTTCAGGAGGATGATGATGGATGAGCAACAAGAACTTTGGATGCATAAAATCCGTAACCTTGCTCCTGTCATTGAGAAAGCTGAGTATGAATTGCACAAGACTAAAGCAGACGAGAAAAGAATTATGGCTAAGTTAAAGGCTACTGCTTTATCTCAAGGGCATAAGACTGTTGCTTCTCAAGAATCATATGCTGAGAACCAAGATGAATTGTATCAAGCTAGACTAAAGATTGGTGTAGCACAAGGCTTCTTGGCTTCAGCTAAGGTGCAAATAGATGCTTTGAAAGTTGGCTTTGAAGAGTGGAGAACTAAGATGGTCAACGAGAGAGAAGAGAGAAGGAGGTATGCAGTCAATGACTAAAGGCTCAAAACAAAGACCCTATGACAGAGATAAGTTTAACGATAACTTTGATAGGATTTTTTCCAAACCAAATAGGAGTCGTAAGAAAGATGGCATTAAAAGGAAGAAGCCCAACAGTAAGTGAACGATTGCATATGTCTAAGGTAGCAGACCTTGGGTGCATTGTATGTCGTAATAATGGTTTAGGTTTTGTTCCTGCTGAGATACATCACATAGAAGGCAAGACTAAAAAAGACTGTCACTTTAAAGTTTTGCCTTTGTGTTTTGCACATCATCGCAGAGGTAATAGCGATCATCCAATTAGTAGACATCCTTGGAAAAAAAGATTTGAAAAAGCTTATGGCACAGAAAGTGAGTTGTTAGCTATGGTAGAAAAATATTTAGAAGATGATGAGTGTGAACTGTTCTAGAATTTTGACGCAGCGAAAAGAAATATTTACTGGTCAATTGTTTTTGCAGGAGTTTGTGTGATGATGATTGAATTACCACTTGACGTTTATTATTCAAAGAATAAAAAGTTTATTTTGAATTTGAATAACTATCGCAATGCTCATTACAGAGTATTAGCCAATGCTAAAAAGATATATTCAGAAAACTTAGTTGATAGAATCAGCTATCCCATGTATGAGAAACCTGTTCGTTTGGTATATACATATTATGCAAAGACCAAGAGAAGATTGGATGTAAGTAATCCGTGTTCCATTATAGATAAGTTTACTTGTGATGCTTTGGTAAAAGCCAAGGTGTTAGAGGATGATAGTTTTGAACAGATTAAAGAAGTGATATATAAGTTTGGTGGTATAGATAAAGACAGACCTAGATGTGTCTTAGAAATAGAGGAGATGTAATGCTTGATTATTATGAAAACAAATTAGAAGAACGTAAAAGAGAATGGTGGGAATGGCATAAGCAAAACCCTAAAGTGTGGGAAAGGTTTAGGGATTACACCTTAGAGGCTATCAGAAGCGGTAGAAAAAACTATTCGCAGTGGGCAGTAATCAATAGGATAAGATGGAATGAAGAGATTGAAACTAAAGGTGGGGATTTTAAGATCAGTAATAACTACATATCATTCTATGCTAGATTGTTTCATGCTAAGTATCCTGAGCATAAAGACTTCTTCAAGTTAAAACCTTTAAAAGAAGAAAAAGAAATACAAGAATTAAAGTCCAAAGGTTACGACAGGGATACTGGCTTGTTCCTTTAATTGTGGCACATAAGCTAATCTCATATCTCTTTCATATTCCATTTGCTCTAGTATCTCTTTCTTTTGTTGTGGAGATAATATCGTAGAGTTTAAAACTCTGTCTCTTTTTCTTCGCCAGTTAGTCATGTATCTTTCAAGTGCCAATAGCTGAGGTCTTGTCCTTGCCAAGCCTTGATGATTTTCCATATAAGCTATTAACTCTTCGTATCTGCCTTGTTTCCTTAATGAGTTTACTGTTTGTTGGAACTTATCACTTTCTGCTCTTAACTCATAGAACTGTTGTTGCAAGCCACCACCTAGGTCTGTAAGGAAAAATCTTTTTAAGATAGGCATAGAATCTATTCTTGGTGAAATGTAATCTCTGTCTGTTTGTGTTCGCAACAAGGCATCAGTTGCAGATAAAACATATCCACCTAGTGTTCCGCCATATCCTCGTAGCACATAATCAATTTTAATTGGAGAAATATTTAAACCTTCACCAATTATTCTGGCTAATTCGTTTGTTCCATATCTAGATTGATAGCCTTCTTCTAATCCGATACGCATATAGTAAGGAACTATCTCTTGTCCTGTATAAGAGCTTTTGTTATTCATTACTTCTACTATTGGTTTGATAACTTGAAAACCTAATGGATCAATCTTTAGTGTAGTTACAGCTTGTCTTTGTAAAGTTTTAAGAGTGTCATTTATGTCGCCACCCATAGCTGTGTCGATCACTCTTTCTGGTATAACTTTGTATAAAACACCAACCTCAAAAGGTATAGGTATCTTCAAAGCAGGCATACCTTCTCCCAAAGGTATAATCCAGTTATCATCTCTTACTTCACGCCTAGCATTTTTGTATTCTTCCTCGTCACTAACTAAGAAATAATATATACCAGTTAATAATGCTAAGAATCCACCACGCATCAATGTTCCTAATGCAATGTCTTTAGCCATTTCTGATCTTTGTTCACCAAGTTTGAACTTTCTTACAGCAGAGTATCTTCCTAAATGTGCTCGACCCAATACATCTAAACCTTGAAGTCTTGCATTTAAAAATGGTATAGCGGAAGTAATTAATCTAAAAATAGGGTTAGCTCCACGCCTTCCAAAATTTATTATTTCTAACGCCTGGAACGCAGCTTCTGCCTGGCTGCCTGTTAATTCAAATATTTTATCGTAAACGGCTTTTCTGGTAGCACCATCAGACTTGGTAGTTTGTTGACCTAACCAATCCCAAACCTTGGTAACAGAATCAGTTGCAGTGAGTGAGCCATTATTGCCTACGCCTGCTTTTTGCATTTCTTTTCTTATGTATTTTTGAATGTCCTGCGGATCATTAGTGAAATCATATCCACCTATAATTCCAAATCTTTCTAACTGTGTAACATCAGCATTGAAATTTTTAAAGGTATCTATAAACGGAGTGAAGTTTGCACCTGATGTTACTGCTGTTGATAGTGTATCTCTCAACATATTAACCAAGATAAATCCTGGATCACGGGTTACCATCTCTCGCAAGAAACCTGCTGGCATTGCTAGTGCTTTTGTTAAACCACCTGTTTCATTCATTCCCATAGCTTGTAAACCATTAATCAATAATGGATCAGCAACTTTATAAAAAACTTTTTGTCCATTTATAAATACAGGCAGTATGTCTGCACCTTGTGCTTCACTTGCAGGCACTTGTATTGCCATCTCAGCCATCTCCAAATCTCTGACTAGTCGTGATAGTCCTTCGTTTTTCATAGCTGCTGTTACAATAGCAAGTTGATTTCTAGCTATTGCTTCTAATGGTGCAGGCTCTATAGCTTCTTCACTACCTTTAAGTTCTATATTTAATGGATTACCTGAGATATATCCTGATGCAATGTTTGGTCCAGCAATACTTTCATCTTGCATCCTGCGATAGAACGGATAGTAATCAGAATTATCTTTCCATATTTGTGCAGTGCCTCTAGTCTCTAAACCATTTTGTCTAGCAATTTCTATTAAAGCATCATAGTCCAAATCTATGACCTGACTTCTTTTAAAGTCTGTATTATTTATAATGTCTACTATTAATTCAGCATTGCTTCTTTGATTGCTGAGTATTCCAGACTCTATAGCAAAATCTATAACTTTATTATTGTATAGTTGAAACTGTTCATAGACTTGTCTTACTACAGGAAAATCTGTAGCAATTATTTCTGCTTTGTCTAAAACATTTTGATCAACTGGAACAGGCTTGCCCTCTGTTGATAATCTTTGACCTCTTTGTGCTATAGCATAAACTTTAAATAAAGCTTCAAGGTTTACATTTGGATCACTATATAAAGGTGCAAATATCTGTAACAGTCCTCCGTGTTCAAAGTCTTCTACAGATGTAAGTCCTTCTTTTAAAGTAGGTGTTCCTACTTTAACCATCATAGCAAAGATACCTCTGGCTCTATCGGCATGACGTAATGCTGCAATAGCACTGGTATCTGCAAGATTTTCTAACTCTCTGACTTCAGGACTTAAATCAGCAGCTTTTAATATTCCTTTTTCTACATCATTTAACTTATCAATAAATTCAGTTCTTGCTTTGTTTAATAATCCTGATACTGTTCCACCCCACTCAGTAACATCTAATACAGATTCACCAAATGATTTTTTAGGTTGATTAATACCACCTACTTGGTTTACAACATCTTCAAATCCTTTTGGTACAGATGCTTCTGTTCTATGGAATTTAGCAGGAACTTCAGGGATATTTAAATCAATACCAGCTTCCATATCAAAGGCTATCTTAAGAGCTACAGGACTGGCGTTTGTATTGTAGACAGGGATATTACCCCTTGATACTGCCTCCGCCCTTTGTACAGCCTCTGCTTGCACCTCAGCTATATCTAAATCAACAAGGTCTGCTTCACCTGCTAATGCTGAGTTCTCTTGTAGGAATGGTTGTAATGGGTTAGGCTCGAAACCTATTTCTTTTGCGAATTGTTTGTAGCTTTGGTAGGCGGGGATGTAAAGATCACGGAGGGCGGTTCTTTGTAGATCGGATGATTCGATGAGACCAGCTCTATCCCTAAGTCCTCTAATACCTGATTTAGTTCCTGGGGAGTAGCTGCTTTCTGCTCCATATTCGATGTATTCGCTTTCTTGTCCATATCTTTTAACATTATAGCCTTTGCCCTGTACTATTGGAAGTATGCTTTGTACAAAATCTCTGAGGTCTTGTGGTCTATAATTTTCGCTAACAAAAGATAATGGGTCCATTAATACTAAACCGCTTCTATTAGTAGCCATCAAAGTAAAGTTAACTTGATCTCCTGCTCTTTCCATATTTGCAAAGTCACCATTCAATGCTTGCATTTCTTCTACAGAAAAATTACTTTGATCTGGTTTCTCAATTATTAAACCAGTTTTTAATATACCTTTTTCTACTGGTCGTGCAGTAATAGCTGCATCTTGCATAAATGCATCGGTAAATATTTGTGCAACAGAACGAACCACTCTTGGTTCAGCTCCAGGAAGTTTTAATAATATATTTGGATTTAAGTATCCATCGTATGTTCCAGCAGACTGTGTAATTTCATGCGGTATTTGTAAATCACGCAAGAATCTAATTTGATTACCAACTGAAATAGAATTAATTAAATTGTTTTGATAGTTTAAGAAGCTAGCAAAAGGTACTGACTCGTCAATATTCTCTGGCAGATATCCTCTGGCTTTACCCATTTTCATTTCAAAGATAACAGTAGGAGCTGCATTAACAATTGCATTGTACATATCCTGCTTCATGTCAGTGTCAAAGACATTTGACTTTGTCTTACTGCTATACCTTGGTGAATGTATGAAGACACCTGAGAAAGGTCTGTCTTTAGAAAAGTTACCAGCGTCTTCTAAGTTCTTAAGCTCTGTAATTTCTTTGCTTGCAGCTTTAACTGAAGCATCATAGCTTCCTTCGTTAGTTATTTTTGTTGGACCATCATATCTTTGATGACCCCATAGTAAAGCTTGTATCTGTCTTGGTGTAAAGTTTCTTATCTCACCATTAACTGTATAGTTTTCTTGAGATAAAAGTGCCATTAATCCTTGGACAATTCTATATTCTTGTTCGGATACCTTCTGTCCTTCTTTTAATTCAATACCAAACTTTCTAAGCATATGTCTATCAATGACAGAGAACGGACTAAATCTATTGTTTGCTGCATCAACTATCTCACCTGCATATGTTGTAGTCTTTTGTCCTGTTCCTGATCTTTGATATAAACCTGTTTCATATAGCTTTGCTATATCATTTACTCTTTGATTGTTGCTTTTGCCTACACCAAACTTTTTAAGTTCCGCAACAAATTGATCTTTGTTTTCTACTGGGTCTATTTGTCTAGCTATAATCATAGCTCTCAAAGTATCTTTTAAATTTTGTTCAGGTGTAGCTTGTGAAGATGTTATGCCAAAGATAGCAGAAAACTCATTCATATTTACTGAACCTACAATATTAGGAATACCATTACCCCATCTCTCATACCATAGGTAATCGATATTACTTCTTACTGCATCTCTTACATCTGATTTTAATTGTGAATAATCTACAAAGTCTGGCGATTGTTTTTTTGGATGGAAAGCTTTATGCACAGCTTGAATGTCTTCTGCTTTTGGATTTCTATTAGTATCTACAAACGTAGAATATAAAGCTTCTTCAGTAGCACCAGGGAACAAAATATTTTCTGGTGTTATACCTGCTTTAGAAAACTTAGGTGTAAGTTGTATTTCATTTTCTAATCTGTCTACTTCTGCTTGTGCTCTTTGCACATTATTAAAT